GATTTGTTGAAATTAGCCGTGCGTTTGGGCCGTTGTGACTTGGTGGATGAGGTGCATGTCGAGCAGTATCGCGTTGCGCTTTTGGATTTGACTGCTGTCTATCGCACGCGTGAGGTGTGTTGGGCGGTCTCGCGCGCGATACGTGATCGTTATGAAATAGATTTAGATTGTGAGCACATGTATAGCGCGCTTCTGTATCTGTTGCAAAGTCCGGAGCGTTTTGGGTCTCTGTGGTACCGCCGACCGGACGATCGCCGGTTCGTTGGCAACGTGCGTCCGACGATTGATGAGTGTAAGAGATTGCGACTGGCGACGTCGATCGACAAGTTCGAGTACTAGGCCGCATTTCATTAACTAAATTTATCATGCTTACCTTCTATGCAGCGTCGGTACTCGCGCTCGCGCGTCTCCCAGAGCCGCGTATCTACTATGTCGGCGAAGTGCATCACGCATACGAGCGGCCGCAGGCGCGGTGCGTTGATGTGCTGGAGGACGCCTCTATCACTTCGCCTGTCAAGTGGCCCGCTGGGGCCAAAGCGTGTGGGACGAACGTGAAACTCCGCATGCTGCGTCAGATCGCTTATAATAGTATCGCGTTGCGTTGGTACTTTCCGCCGGGGCCGACGCGGAAGGTGCACTATTTCGGTAACATGCACCTGCACGGTCTTGATGTCGATTATGTGTCACACATGGGTATATCATGCGATGAAGACTCCTGCGACCTGGTCTCGCCGTTTGTGTTCTTGGGGCTAAATTACGACACCGATTTGCCTTCGTCGCGTGTCGCGCTTACAAAAACTTTCGCGAGCAAGTATTTTTCGATGTTTCCTGGTGTGCAGCCTGATACTACAGCTTGTTTCACTTCGCCGCCGCACTTTCTATCACCGGTTATTCGCCGTCTTGACGTCGATCCTGCTAGAGTTGCTGATCGCACGCTTTCGTGGTCTGAACTCGGCGACACGCCGGTGGCTGTCGCAGGCACGTTGTGTCACCGCGATGTGCCTGCGTGGACTCCTTCGGCTCGGTCGCCGCATCTGTATGCTCCGTTTAAATTTCGCATACTTACGCTCTACTACGATACTGAAAATACGGTCGTTGTGGAGAACGGAGACGCAGCATTTCGGCCGCCGTTCATGCCCGAGAAAACAGGGCTGACTGGCAGTATCGTTCTAAATGGATCTGCTCAGTACTCGCTGCCGTTAACCCTCTTCTGGGTCGCGGATTCTTGTGACTCGCCTCTCGATACTGCGTCGATGAATTACGACGTACCGTGGAACGAGTCACATGTGTTTCGTAAGAGAAGACTGCGTTTGGCTACTGATTATTATCCTTGTAACCAAGTCATCACGAAACGGTACTCGGTGTTTGGTTTCACGAAATTTTCCGAGTTTCTCAATGAAGCTTTCACCGATATGCTCGAAATCTTGTTCTTTGCTATCGCTAGAGCTCTGCGCTACGTGGTGCCGTTTGTCGTCCAGACCTTGACCGCAGCGTTGAACTCTGCTGTCGCTGCGCTTGTTGTTGCCGCTGCGGATGTGCCCGCGTGGTTGCTTGTTGGCTTGAGTGTTTTTGTGTTCTTGTCATTGCGTGAGCATGGTGTGCGTGCGTCGATTGTGGGCTCGTTGCTGTCCGCCGCGGTAATGCACGCCGCTGAGCAGCGCGACGAGTAGTGTCACACTTCATTAACTAAATTTAAACATGTATCGCCGTGGCACGTATGCTGCTCG